CGCCACTCAATGTTCCACCAATCGTTGTCAGCGTCGGTGAGGGTGTCCTGATTGCTATACTCATTGTACGGGTTCATCAGAGTAAAAAGGGTGTCGGAGTAGTATGGCAATTGCACCGACATGCCAGTGTTGGTTTTCGTGTTGGTGAGCGCCATGCCGGCACGGCCAGCATCCACACCTGTGATGGCGATCCTAGTTGCGTTAGCGGCCGAAAGATCAGTGCGATACAATACTGAATCTTGAGGCTGCCGCTCGGCACTAGTAAGCGCATTGGCGTTCTGCACTCTGTACACGGTCAAAGTGTCTAATGCGGTACTAAGCACCGGTTGGTCAATGTTGACAGTAACATTAACAGAGCCCTTGTAACCCACAAAACAAGCTCCAACAGCGAGAATGGGGTGAAACTTAGTGTAAAACAACCTCTGGGTGTTCCCGCCAATGATACCTGTCCACCAACCATTGTTGTACACCCCGGGGGGGGGTGGCAGCCGCTTCACAGGTATGATGTTGCGACCAAGACCAGCCAAAGCATCGCTGTTGACCTCATTGTACACGAACGACAAGCTCGATCTGTGCAGTACATCCCTAAAACTGACGACACGTTCACCAAAGACACTCTTGTACAAGTTTGTGGCCTTGTCTCCAGGGGCAGCACTAGTGTCGGCAACTTCGTCATCATAGTGCACATCAGATTGAGCGACACTGGTGGTGAGAGTACTCAAGGACAAGATACTAGTCCCAGAGTAAACATTGTAGTCTCGAGGGGCTGCAAGCTCAAAGTCTTCACAAGCTTCCACAAACACCAATATCTCTACCGTCGAAGACGACTCTGGCGCAGTGAGTCTATTAAGGACTCTGACACTAAGCACACCATTAGCCCGCAACCAATTGCCAGAGGGCACAGCATCGGTGCTCCACAGAGCAGTGCCGGTGTTGGCCAAGGCGTAAGTCTCACAAAAAGGCTCAGCACGCGCGTAGGGCACAACAAACGAGCACTCGCTCACTTCGTCCAAATCCATAATGGTGTTGATTGTGTTGGCATTGCCAAGAGCACCACCTTGCGACAAATCACCAGTGCGAGAATCCCACGATATTTGCAACCGACCTCGGTGGTAAGGAGAGCGGATGACCTTGAATGTATACTTCAGAGAACCTCGCCAGTACTGGAACATAGTTGCAGCGTAGCTCACGGGAGTATGCGAGATTTGGGTGCCAGAGCGCTGGAACATCTGAGGTGCAACTGCCGTAGTGAAAATGGGTTCCCCAATGGCACTTGTGGTCAACCAATCTGTGCCAACCAAGAAACTGCGACGGCACAAGAAGCTGTTAAAAGCTAACTCATCCACCGAAGCACCACCATGCTGCTGTGAGCCAACAGCTGTCTCAGCCTTAGCGTGAAGCGATAACTTTTGAACAGGTTCAGAGAT